TCGGCTATTATAAGGAAATGGACGAAGAAGAGGAAAAAGAATAATGCCTTACGCTAAGTTTGAAATGGTCCCAGGAATAAACCGAGAAGGAACTGCCTTTTCCGCTCAGGGAGGCTGGTTTGACAGCAATCTTGTACGGTTTAAAAAAGGGTTTGCTCAAAAAATAGGGGGCTGGATTAAAGAGCAAACCGCTACTTACCTAGGAACGGGACGTGCTCTCCATGCTTGGGTGTCTTTAGGCGGCACCAAATATCTGGGACTTGGAACCACTTTAAAGTATTACGTCAAAGACGGAAGCAGCTTCTATGATATAACCCCTATAAGAGCCACGACTTCGGCGGGGGACGTAACGTTTTCAGCGAGCAATGGGGATGCTACAATTACCGTAGCGGACACGGCTCATGGCGCAAGTAAAAATGATTTTGTCACCTTTAGCGGTGCCGCTACTTTAGGGGGACTTATCACCGCTGCTGTTTTAAACCAAGAATATCAAATCGCAACCATTGTTAATGCTAACAGCTACACGATTGAAGCTAAAGACACTGACGGGGACACCGTAACAGCTAACAGCAGTGATAGTGGTAATGGTGGGTCAAGCGTGGTTGGAGCCTATCAGATTAATGTAGGACTAGACGAATATGTTTCTGGTTCAGGTTGGGGAGCTAGTACATGGGGCGACGGAACATATGGTTCGGCTTCCGCACTGGCATTTAACAATCAGTTAAGGCTATGGACGCAGGATAATTTTGGAGAAGACCTTATTATGAACCCAAGAGCAGGAGATATTTTTTATTGGACCGAGAACAACGGAACAAGTGTCAGGGCCAAGAGCCTAAGCGATTCGTCTATCGGCGCCAACTTGCCGCCAACACTGGCGTTGCAAACATTGGTCAGTGATGTTGATCGACACGTTATCTGTTTGGGTGCAGATCCTTTAGATGATGCAGGAGTAGCTAGAACGAGTGCCGTTGATCCTATGTTTATTTGTTGGTGTGACCAAGAAAATATTGCTGAGTGGGAACCTAAGCTTACAAACACTGCCGGCTCACTAAGGCTCTCGGCGGGAACGCAAATTGTCGGCGGTCTTCGCTCACGGCAAGAAATACTGATTTGGACAGATGATGCACTTTACAGTATGCAGTTTATTGGTCCTCCTTACACTTTTGGAGTTAATCTAATTAATCAAGGGGTCGGCATGATTTCTCCCAAAGCTGCGGTCAACGCGCCTCCGGGTGTTTTTTGGATGGATCGTTCGGGCTTTTACAGATATAGCGGAACGGTCGAAAGACTTCCTTGTAGTGTACACAGCTATGTGTTTGATGACTTTAACCAAGACCAGTCTTTCAAAACGTTTGGCTATTTAAACAGACAGTTCAACGAGGTCGGATGGTTTTATCCTTCGGGAAGCTCCACTGAAATAGATCGCTATGTGGTCTATAACTACCAAGAACAAGTTTGGTATTATGGAGAACTTGTCCGTTATGCGTGGTTGGATGAAGGCGTACAACCTTTTCCAAGGGCAACCGGAGTAGACACAAGCAACTATGTTTACAAACACGAAACCGGAAACGATGCGGACGGCTCCCCCATGGACAATGTTTATATTGAATCTGCCGATTTTGCGCTGGACGGTATAGGCAATAGCTATACCCAAATACAAAACGCCATACCCGATGTTCGGTTTTTAGGGGACGGAGGCTCAGATCAAGCGGTAAATTTTGTGTTAAAAACAAGAAACTTTCCTAACGAAACACTAACCACTAAGAGCACTAACCAAGTAACGGCGAGTACGACTAAGGTTGATTTAAGAGGACGAGCACGACAAGCCGTGGTTCGCTTAGAATCAGATGATGACGCGTCTTCCGCTGTAAGGCTTGGCGTGGGCTGGCGGCTCGGGTCCATGCGACTCAACACTCGAGCAGACGGGAGAAGATAATGGCAAGACTATTAGACACACGTTTACCCACCGCTTTAGGGGATGTGGACTCAGATTTATTTAACAGATTGGTAAGAATCCTAGAATTAAACCTACAAGGCTTTGATCCCACGGCAACTTATCAGTATACTAACACAACCCGCGATCAAAACTTATTTAGTCGCGGAGACGTCATTTGGAACCTGACAGAAGACAGTCTGCAAGTTTTTGATGGCAAGAAGTGGCAAACATTATACTCGCCTAGTGGAAAAGGCGTGCAAGCCACGGGACAACTTGGCGATTTAACCGTATCAACAAACGGTGCAACCACGGTCCCAATTCTATAATGCCCATAACAAAAGTAAGCGGCGGCTATAAGTGGGGCAAGTCCGGAAAGACTTATCCGACAAGAGCCGGAGCAGCGAGACAAGCCCGGGCAGCCTACGCGTCCGGATATAAAGGATACAAAAACGGAGGACCGGTGCCAGGACAACAAGGAAAAGGAGGCGGAATAGCCAATATTCTTAATACCATAGGCGGCTTTATTCCCGGATACCCTGTAAATGTAGGAGGCGCTAAAGTCAAAGTAGGAGGTATTCCAGGAGCCATGCTCAACAAAATGCTTAATACTCAGGGAAACACAAGTGCCACAGCAGCGCAGAGATTCAGAGACACAGGACCTTCGGGAGACATGGCCCTTCAAAGAATAAGTAGCGGTGTATACAACGCTCCCGGTGGAAAAGGTGGTGGCAAAGGTGCAGGCGGCGGATACGGTCAAATGCAAAGAGCCAAAAAGAAAGAAACAAAACGAATGCGACAAATGATGAAAGAGGTGGCCCGTATGACGAGTCCAGAAACCTATATGGAACAAGGTTTTTCGGAAGCCGAGGCACAGGAGCTTGCAGATGCGCACAGCGAAATATATGGAACACCAAATATGGTGAGAGAATATTTTGCTTCAAAAAACATGGGGCCTACCAGTGTTTATGGCACAATGGACGAGCTAAGAGCAGCCGGAGTAGATGCAAGGCCCAGCATGGCTACAAGTTACGGTATGCCAAAAAACTGGGAAGAGGAAATTTTTCCGTATTATGAAAAACATGGGACTTTTGAAGGGGCTCCAGACCCTCGTGCAGTGTACGAAGAAGAAGATTTGTCGCCTTTGGGAATACGCTCATTGCCTTCCCAAATAACTGAAAACGAGAAGCCTTATTGGTGGCCCGAAGGACTACCATGGACAGGAGACAGGGGTTAATATGATGCGTTCAGGAATAATGCGTTTATCAGAGGGCGGCACACCTACTGGGATGACGGCTGACATGGTGGCTGATTTCGTTAGTTGGTTTAAAGGCAAGTTTGGACACGATAAACTGGGGCCTGAGTCTTGGCAAGCGGCTAAACCGTTGTGGTTAAAAGAATCTGGTTATAAAACCTATGGTGATTCCTTAAAAGACTATTTCCCTGAAGCGGATTGGGGCACTTATGTGAATTGGGTAACTTCTGGTCAATGGAGTGATACAAGCACAGATACAAGTACAGATACAAGTACAGATACAAGTACAGATACAAGTACAGATACAAGTACAGATACAAGTACAGATACAATAGACGAAATCACTGTCACGGCGGAAGAAATAAAACAAAACGGCTTTCCCATAGGGGTCACGGCAGTATTAGTCGGCGGCGTGCTTTATAGCCTTATAGGTTCAGGTACTTGGGCCAACATGGAAACAGGAGATTTGTACAACCAAGACGGAACACCCGCGTCTTCTACCAGTGCCGGCGGTGCAAGCGGTGCCGGCGGTCTTTTCGGACTGGGCATCGGACCGTGGCTCAAGGACCTCTTTGGAGCGACCGGTGTTGGTGGCGATATTTTATCCGGTATTTTTGGAAAAGACGGCAATATAAAAGACTTACTGGATCTTTTTTTCGGAGGCAAAGCAATCAAAGGGGCTTGGGATGCGCTTCAATATGAAGTGCCCACCGGACAAGGGGCAGCGATGAGTGATTTTGAAAAAGCCAATCCGTTTACTGGCAACATGACCCTTGCTGGAATGGGTCCAAACTATTTGCAAGGACAGGACTACGGCATCCCGGTCGGGCAACAAGGTCTTCCGGCAGCCACACATAAAATCGGAAAGCCTTTTGTTGAAGAAGTGCAAGGCGGTCAAAGTGGTGGTATTATGAATGCAAAAGGTCACGGCGACGTGGTTCCGGCACTTTTAGAACCGGATGAGTTTGTTTTTACGCGAAAAGCGGTTCAAAACATGGGCGGCGGTGACGCTAGGCAAGGGGCAAAGAAAATGTATAGTATAATGAAAAATTTAGAGGGGATGAGATAATGGCCGATGAGACTACCCACGGACCGGGGACCACGGTTTCATTTGAACCGCCTTGGATTGAACAAATGCGACGAGGTTTCCTCGACAACGCCTGGAAATGGGCAGGACAACCCACACCCGTTCCAACACAACAGTTTTCAGGATTAGACCCTTATGAAATGCAGGCTAGAAATTTAACCTCTGGTTTAGGTGGTTTTCAACCTTACCTACAAGGAGGCGCCGGGGCCTACGGACAAGGGCTCGGGACCCTGGGACAAGGGATGCAAGCCGGGTACATGGGAGCACAGGCGTATGACCCGAACATGGGCAAAGCTTTTTACAACCCCTACGAAGACATGGCGGTGCAAAAATCTCTTGATGACGTGTATGAGAACTGGACCCAACAAGACATGGGAGGCAGAGCAGATGCTGTGGGTGCCGGTGCGTTTGGTGGCGGTCGTGGACGACTCATGGCACAAGAGCGTTTTAAACAATTAGGTAAAGGCATGTCGGGCACAGCCGGACAAATGCGAGCACAAGGATACACTCAAGCACAACAGCAAGCGCAAGACGCTTTTCAAAACCAACAACAAAGGATGCAGCAAGCGGGGGACATGGGTTTGCGGGGAGCCAATATGTACGGACAACTTGGAGCGGGGATCGCGGGCCTCGGAGAGATGGGCCAAGGCATGTTGACCAATCAAATTAATATGATGAACACTATGGGCGGACAAGCTCGAGGTATTGCCGACCAAAGATTAGCTTCTCAATATAAAACCGCACAAGGACTGGCAGACGAGCCGTTGGCTCGATTGGGCGGATTGATGAAACTACTTACCAGTATGTTCCCGAAAACTCAGGGCACCGGAATCACCACTCAATACGGTAATGTAGATGACCAAGAGCAGTTGCTCAAGGATTTGTTTGAATCATTAGGGTGGACTTAATGAACTGGAACAAGCGTCCCATGTTTAGAAATGCGGTGAACATGCACGGAGGCGGCATGGTGCCAATGCCTCGTATGCAACAAGGCAGCGGTCCTATGGGCATTGCTTCGGTTTCACCGGATCTTTTTAGCCCGGCGGAATTTATGGGTGAGCCGCTTAACCAGATGGCAGAAACCGGTGCAGGTATTGCCGGCGCAGGATTTTTCCCTGAAGGAAACTTTGGAGCCCCTGCGGTGACAGATGCCGGTATTGTGGCAGGACTGGACGAAGAAATGGCCACAGAACCGGAAGTCAAAGAAAACAAACTTGAGTTGGCAAAACAACAAGCCATGTCAATCTTTGACCAAAAATTTGATGAAGCCATGTCTGTTATGCAGGCGCAGATGGCAACGGGTGGAATGCCTATGCAAGACATGGAAATGATTTTGTCCGATGAAATTGAAGTAATGGAAGGACAAGCCGAAGCAACAGTGAAAGAAGCTATGAATCTTCCCGAAGAAATAGACCTTATCCCCGCAGAAGTAGCACAAAGTTACTTAGAAAAAGCGCGTATGATAGTCAGCGCTCCGCCGGTACAAGAACAGCCTATGGACATGCCTATGGACATGCCTATGGATATGCCTATGGATATGGGCGATCAAGCGGTGCAGAAGATGTTTGCTGGGAGCGGTGAGGGTGGTGTACAGCCGGAGGAAGATGATGATCCGTTGTCCATCATCGAAGAGAACCGTAGAAGCTCAATAGAAAGACAAGATGTATTAAGAGAACGAGAAAGACAAGCTGCCAGAGATAGACAAGGCGTCCTTGATACAAAAATAAGAGCCGGTGATTTCAGTGAAGGGTTTAAAACGGATTGGAGTAAATTAGAGAGACTAAAAGAAGAGGTCAAAGCCGTTGCGTCAGAAGAAGCCATGAACACAAGTTCTTATTCT